TTCGACCCTCTTTTGGCCAGTTGCGGCCATCTTTCGGAATCATAAGGTTTCGGAGGATGCTTAGACTGTTGGGACTTTGAGGTTTCATAAGAAATCTTCAGGTTTCATCAGCTTTGATGTAACGGTCGTAAGAGTCACTTCTATTACAACTCCTAAATACGTAATAGGTGAGAATGTAACGGGTATTCTTACGAGATGTACACCGGTTGGTAACAAAGTAGTAGATGAGATTGCGAGTTGTTTTAGCCAGATAGGGTACACCCTTACATATAAATCGTACGATATGAGCTTTTGCGTCCCTCAGAGTCGAAAACGTGTGATATTTGTAGCCAGCCGAGGCGGCACCATTATGCCGGACTTTGAAAACATTAGAAAACCTGTCCGCGATGTTTTAGAAAACGTAGGAGACGGGGCCGTAGTGTATAATGGGTCTAAATGTAGCAAAGATAAATTCTTGAATGTGTCTTCTGTGTCTCTAGAAAGTGCAAAACCAATGCTTATCAAGAACGTTTCAAGAGATCTGTTAAAATTTGGAGTCGGGGTTCCTAACGGAGGAGGCGAGATTATAAATCTTGATGCCCCGTCTAAAACAATAGTATGTTCTTATTCTTATTGTCCTAAAATATATGTCCCTGTGAAGGTTTCTAAAGATCATTATCTTCGGTGTTACACCACAAGAGAATTGGCAAGAATCCAAGGGTTCCCAGACGAGTTTGAGTTCAACGGAAACGAAAAGAGCGTTATACGCCAGATTGGAAACGCGGTTCCTCCTCCGTTTGTACGGAGATTTATCTCAGAACTTCTCAACAAAAATAGGCAGGTTCAATAGAATTTTTTTTGTGAGGCGCCCTGACCCGCATATTTTTTTAAGATAGTCCTCCGTTCTTCTGTCGCATAGTGAAGCGTATACTTTATCAATGTCCTTTCCGAAAATTCCAACTAGACATATATCAAATAAGAAAGACTCTGACTCAAACAGAGAAAACTTCAATTCGTATTCTGAACCCATTACTACTCCATTACTCCGCAGTAATAGTATGCAACGCCCTTTGTGGGTTTTGATGTCTTTGTCAATGAAGAGTCTATTGGCATCAAATTTCACTTCTTTTTGCTTCACGTCCTTTTTTAATACGAACGGGATGTGCGACGTGTTTGTAGAAAAGTATTCCTGCAATGTTTTTGTCATCATTCCGTATTTTATAGATACGTCAAGGTCTTTTAGTTTTTTAGACGACGACGTCTGAACCATGCGGCGCAATTCTTCCGCGTCTCCCGACAAAAACCCGTCGAAGTTATACCGCTCGTTATCCCCTGGGGAATTTTCGATGACAAGAATACTTACGCCTGCCTTCGTGTCTTTGAATGTATGATTACGAATCGTCTCGAAGTGTACTATTTTTTTAGAGAAAATGAGATCGCGAATAGTTTGGGAAAAGTGTCCATTTGCGATTGTCGAAGGGAGTACCATTGCTAATATACCACGATCTGCCAAGTGATATGTAATACATTTGTGCAAAAATTCTATGTACAAGTTAGTCCTTCCAGAGAAATTTTTCGTATTAGTTTTTATTTGAACGAAAGGGGGGTTTCCTATAATGAGGTCATACTTCCCCCCTTCAAATTTTAAGAAATCTTTGTTAAGTATAGTAGACTGTGGGGAATTTTCTTTAGCAACGCGCGAAAGCGTCTCGTCTAATTCTACTCCCGTTACAACGGCATCGGGATATCTCTTGTGGCAGTCTACTAAGAACTCCCCAGAACCACAGGATGGTTCTAATATCGCAGTAGGGAGTATTGATATATGATCAAAAACTATGTCCCGAAGAGACTTCGGTGTAAAAAATATTCCGTTTTTTGCACGATGTTTCATCCCAAGTTGTTTTTGGACAATAGAGGATGTCTCTAAAAAATCCATACTCTCTTTACTGAAAAACTTATTTTAATAATCTTATTTTTGCGACCTCGCATAGCTGAAGTGCCAGTAAGGATTCATCGTTCTATTTCCCCAATATATATTTATAGTTATAAACGTTGGCTTTACCCGTTTTGTATTCTTTGAGTTTATGCCAGAAACTTTAAGTTTGTACTTGTCAAAACCAACCTTTTTCGAGCCAGAAGCATGTACTATTTTGATGTTTGGATTGGGGCACCCATTTCCTCCTACGAATGCGGAACTAACGCCTCTAAACAATTTGAATGTCGAGGTTGACGCCGTCCACGTAAGCCAGAAGTCTTTCTTTGCAAGGCGTTCCTTTAGTATAGTATTTATCATACTCAGGTCTAGTTTGCACTCATTTTCGCGTAAAAAGTTATTTGTATATTCTTGGAGTCTCTTGTCTATAATGCTTATCTTAGTTTTTTCACCCCCTCTACTTCTCATCCCTTCGTAGAACTTTTTCCAAAAAACTACGTGGTCTTTAACAAAACTCGTATCTGGCCTTTTCATTTTATAAACATCCTTTATGTAATCCGAGTACGGTGGCAACGCCCCTGGAGGCGTAAATAACTGGCCAGTGGAATCTAATTCTTTCAAAATATTGTACCAACCCTTAAGATAAACATCTCCTTCATTTTTAATCGTAAGAAGGTGGGCATTCTTAAGTTGAAGTGCAAAGAATTGAGGTGTACACGACCAAGGCTCATTTTCATTCGCGCATTTTGTCTGCGTTGCCTTAAACTCGACTGTAGAGTATTTACTCGACCCTTTTAATAATATTTCAAAATCGTGCGAATTTCCTTGCCCACCCGCAGGTTTAGCGTCTATCATAGACACTTTATTTTTCTCAAACTGAGACTTTAAGTTATAAAACAAACCTAATACTTTTTGGCTATTGTACTTTGGTACAATGCCTTTAGATATCTGATACAAACTAGTGCACACAAAATGTTCTCTTATTTTGTTGTGAATTCCAGTGTCTGGTCTTTTATTCGTGCCGTCTCCAGACTCGCTGCTTTGTTTAAAAAACGATTCTATGATTTGTTTCTCGTTTACTACGGACTCATTTTTAAGTATAGACAATTTCTTTGATGGAGAAAAACGGTTCCAATTTTTTCTAGTTATATTCTTATCTTCTAGAATTTTTGTAAGACGTGGTCCATAACCACAAGGCCCTGTGTAAAGTTCTACAATAGACTTAGCATGGTTCATCTTCGTTGCCGAATATGTTCTCATTATCTTTGGCGCCTCTCTTTTCGGAGAAAAAAACGCGTTCTTCTTAGAAATCCTAAAATCTTTTATACTAGAAATCAGTTTTTTGTCATTGTTTTTGTCTATTTTTTTTGACACAATTGGAGAATATCTCTTATGAGCTTTTTCAGTAGACATTCTAGGCGAACGACTTAGTCGGGTCTTAGGACTAGTTGTTTCTATAGAATGTTTAGAGCCAGAGGGGCGGGGCACACGTTTTTTTTCATCTTTTAAAGCATATAATTGTTCTAGTTGATGTACGGTTGGTTTCTTGTCAAATGTAACGCCGTTTTCTTTAGCTTTCTTGAGAAGTAACTGTTTTTTGGTAAGCACTTTTTCATCTAGAGTTTTATTTCTAGAAAGTTTATTTACGTTATAAATACTTTTTAACCTAGTTAAATTTTCTTTATGTGGTATTGGTGGATACGCCATATATTAATTCTTTTATTTTATTTGAAATAATCGCAAGAGTGAAAAATGTTTGCTAGTATTATGAACGCACATGATAACTGGCCAAAAGTCCAGGAACTATACAACAAATCAAGGAATGATGGTATGAGCCACGTCAATGCCGTAAAAGCAGTGAAGAAGCTTTACAAGGGAGTGGGCCCCGGAAACCAGAAGCGTCTCGAGGAAGGGTATGCACCCCAAAAACCTGACCACGAGAATTCCACCGTCATCAGCACGTTGGACCTGAAGCGCCTCGCAAATGGCGGGGGCGATTGGAACGTGACCGGTGTAAATTTGAAGAAGAGTAAACTGACGACTTTCAAGGGGAGGGACGTCGTAGAAACTATTTACGGCAAGAACTCTGGAACGAGCAAAGACCCCGGGACGGGAGGTTTCATCTTCACTGCGAAACCCAATAAGATGAACAACCAGGAAATCGCTTTCTCGTGGGACGTATTTTATCCAAAAGGGTTTAACTACGTGCGTGGCGGGAAGCACGGTGGAACGTTCATTGGCACGGGAGTTGCCAGTGGATATCGCCATTCCCCCGACGGTGCAAGTAACCGAATAATGTGGCAGGTGGATGGAGGCATCATTTCTTATGTTTACCCGTCGTCAGGCCTCAAGCAAAAAATACCTGGTCTAGAACCCGATGGCCATGGCATAGGGTTCTTCAAAGACGAACTGGCCAAGGCGTTGAAGTACGACACGTGGAATACCATAGAAATCGGAACAAAGATGAACACGTTCAAAAATGGCGTGCCGCAACTCGACGGCGAGTCTTACGTCATCGTGAACGGCAAGAAATGTGTGCAAAAGGGTATTAACTGGAGCAGTAGACCGAGCATTGACATAAACAGGTTCGATTGGAATACCTTCAATTGGAGGAGAAAAACGTTCGGCCACGAGTAAACGGATATCTCGTGGAAAACCCCGTTAGCTTTCCGTCTATGAAGCAGGCGTTAGTGAAATCAATGATTTTGCGACATTGTCAAATTGCGGGAACTCCCTTAGAGCTCGTGATACCAAGGAGCATTTGGAAACTGTGCTCTGGCCAAGAGAAGACCTTGGGTATGGTAAAAATTCACGAGATTGGGTGATCCGCAGCCAAGCTCCTAAGGATTAATTTCTACGGAGAAGGTTCAACGACTAAACGGCAATGGGTCTAGTGCTTTGCACAGGCTTAAGATATAGTCTAGTCCCTTTAAATATCGCGAAAGCGAGGGTATTTACGCTTTGGTGGGCCATCTCCCACCCCAATCGAGCAAAAATGCTTCTTTTCTTCATTTAAAATGTTAAAGTATGAACATTAAATTACATAATTAGTGTATAACCAACGAATTCTACACAATCTCTTGGATTCTGCAGAATGTCTTTGATGATTTCGAGTGCTTCTTGATACCGTTGCTTTCGTATCTTCGTCGCTCGTGTTGACGTATCCCGTTTGCCGTCTTTCTTTGTATGAGGGTTCACACGAACCCATGCGACAGAATACCCTGGATACGCAATCTTCAGCTCAGCGGACACGTTATACATACGTGCCTTTTCACATACAGGTTTGTAGGTTTCATGGGCATCTTCGTCAAGTTCTATACACACGACAATGTCCTTGGTAATGATAACCCCGTCTAGTCGTGCATACTTATTGTCAGTGTTGATGCACGAGTAATGCACTGGGAACTCCCGTTGGGTGATGGTAATATGCTTGTCAAGGAAGTTGAAGAACGCAGCCTCGTCTCTTTTCCTATCAAGGCGTCTGGAGTCGTCAGGGTCGCAAGCGAGGCAATACTCACGGCCATACGTAAGTATGTAATCTGTGGGACACTCAGTGCCATTATACCCTTGACATCTTCTACTTATGATATTATCCATACCATCTTCCTTGCAATCCATACAACATGTAGCCTTTCCTCCAGGGAACCCAAAATTCGGATTTTTTCCACACGCACACTTGATATGCACAATGTCTTCCATCCCATCTTCCTTGCATTTAGTGCAATGAGATATCTCACCCCCTGGAAACCCAAAACTCGGTCGCTTTCCACACGGACATCTTTTGCTCCAAATGTTTACCATTCCGTCTTCCTTGCATCCCATGCAACAAACTGCCTTTCTCCCTGGAAACCCAAAAAATGATTGTTTTCCACAAGGGCACTTGTTTTTTCGAACATCTATCATTATATCTTCCTTGCAATCCTTGCAATGTGTTGGTTGCTTACCAGGAAGGCCAAACTTTGGTTGTTTCCCACATTGGCATTTCTTACTCACTACGTTTACCATTCCGTCTTCCTTGCAAACCATGCAACATACTGCCTTCTCGCCTGGAAAACCAAAGTTTGTCTGCTTCCCACATGGACATTTCTTACTCTTGACGTTTTTCATACCATCTGTCTTGCATTTACTACAACAGATTGGTTTCCCTTCGTGAAAACCAAAAGACGGATATTTTCCACACTTGCACTTTGTCATACTGATAATATACGTTTCAAATGATTATGTAAATCGTGTATGTCAATATGCCATATTGATACACATATCAACACGCCTTCTCATTTAACTTATACTTTTGGAAGTAGGGTATACTAAATCATAAACCATGGACTTCATCAAGAACGTCGAGCGGTTTGTCGAACTACATATGAACCTGGCAGAAATTGCGAAAACTACAAAAGACATGAGGAAAGAGAAGGCAATCCTGGGAAAAGAGCTGCTCGAGTACATGGTCTCCCACAACATCAAAGACCACGTGTATGAGGATTTCACGATCCTCAACAACGAAAAGGAAATCAAGAACAAGCTGAGTCTGGAAGTCGTAGAGGGCATGCTCGAACATTTCTGCAATGAGACCCTGGATCAGCAAAAAATCGACAGCATCCTCTCCGCGATCGCAGACACCGAGCTATCGGGCGAGACAAAGAACTCGCTGAGCATCAAGAAGAATAAGCAGCCGAAGCAGCCTCGCAAGTCTAAGAAGCAAGCCGAATCTGAGAGCCACGAAGATATGTAAATACAACGGAAATTAATATTTGAATATGTAAAAATGACGACAATTACGTACGAGAACCCTCTATTGCCGCCACCGCAACTCATTCAGCCGGATATCAATGAAGTTATGGCTCCGTTGAAGGACCCAGATGCCAATGACTTGTTTCTTGACATGCCGTACGTTCCTATTCCCAAGGCAATAGAAAACGTCGGCTCCCTCCAACTCAACAATTTAGCAACTGCCAGAGATGTAAAGACTCTCCAAGATAAAGTAAATAAAAATGCAGAGGCCATGTACGCCCAATCGACGGTGAAAGGTCTCACACTCAGAAATGGCGTGGAAGATATGCGAGAAGCTCTTGTTGGAATATGGGAAGACCTCTACAAAAATAACATGAATGTGTCCATGGGAACTCTGTTTACCAAAAACAACCGATTGAGGGGGTTAGGAATTTTCTTCATTCTGTGTGCGGTGGCATATCTAATGTTTGTTACATTTGGATGATTGTCGTTAGATGTGTTCGGTTTCAGATTCAAACGCGGCTTCTAGGTCAGCATACAGGTCAACATCATCGGTCTTTCCGTTCTCGAGAACCTTGATTTCTTCGCGGGTCTTGAACTGGTCCCAGTCGACCACGGCATTTCCATTGCCGTCAAAATGGCAAAAATCGTATTCGTGGTTGACCTTGATCTCAAGAGACACGTTTTCCTCAACCTCGAACATGTTATCGCTCATGTAATCCTCGTCAGCGTCCTCGTCAGCGTCCTCATCAGCGTCCTCATCAGCGTCCTCAACAATGTCCTCAACAATGTCCTCAACAATGTCCTCATCGGCATCTTCGTCATCCTCATCAGCGTCCTCGTCATCCTCGTCATCCTCGTCAGCGTCCTCATCATCCTCGTCAGCGTCCTCGTCATCCTCGTCAGCGTCCTCGTCATCGACAATGTCATCATCGTCATCCTCGTCAATGTCCTCGTCCTCGACAATGTCATCATCGTCTGGGAGAGGGACCTTGAGAGCCTTAACCAATATCTTCTTGGCCTCCAGAGCGCGTTTCTGTTCCTCTTTCTTCTTCATCGCCTCGAGCTTCTTGCGGACCAGCTCGATCTTACGGAGCAGTTTCTTGTGCTCCTTGGCGTCCTCTGCAATCGCTTTCTTGATAGCGGCCTTGACGATCTTCTCCACGAGCTTGCGGGTTTCTTTCTCGGCCTTTTCCTCTGCCTTGATCGCGGCCTTGACAAGCTTCTCGGTTTCTTTCTCCGCCGCCTTTCGCGCTTTCTCAGCGGCCCTCGTCATCGCTTTCTCAGCGGCCTTCCGCGCTTTCTCGGCGGCCTTAGCCTCAGCCATCTCGATCTTCCTGAGCTCACGTTCCTGCGCCTTTGCGAGCTTCTGTGCCTCAGTTAGCTTTGCCATGGTGGTCGGGAAATTTGGTGTATTTGATGTATTTTACGAAGTGATGGGTTTATGTAGACTTTGATATTCCGGGGACAAATGACAACTCCGGGGACAAATGACAACTCCGACTTTGTTGATTCGAAAAATACTCGGCAGTACTGTTCGAACCTGTTGTGTTTAAATATGTTGTGTGTTTAAATGTAATACGTATCAAACTCGCCAAAGGAATTAAACGACGTATGAAGCACCCTCGTGTACGCGCCCCAACGCGGGAAATAAACCCAGTCGTCTATTTCTAGGTCGGGGAGATGGACCTGCTTGTTAATTACGTCAATTCCGTCGCACGTGCACCCGTAGATAACGCTAATGTGTTTTTGTTCGTTTTCGTCGACGTCCTTAGCCACGACGGGTTCCGGCACTTCCTTTTCGTATATCACGTTCGAGAACGCCCCGTATGTGGACTCGTTGACGAAGTACTCGTGGAAGCCATCGCGGATACGCTTTCCAATTATCTGGCACGCGACAATAGAGTAGTGTTGCGCGAAGAACCTCCCGGGCTCCGCGATGAATTGAATTGACGTATCTGAAAAAAAGTCGCGTATCCCGTCTAAAATGTAGTCCGCCACGCACATGGTGACCGTGTCGTCATCTTCTATGTCTGCGTACATACCCCCGCCAATGTCAATGATAGTGGTGTCATGCCCCATGCCTGTCGCGATATCGTACGCCTCCCTAGCTGACTTAAGCGCCCTCCAGTACGCGTCCGGGTTCCGAGATCCCGACCCCACGTGGAACGAAATACCCTTGACGTTCATCCCGATGCGCTTGGCGTGTTCTAGGAGGGGGACGACCTCATCTGCATTTGCGCCGTATTTCTCGAGTTTGACGAGAGCGTGTGGGTCGTCGCAGCGAATACGGAGCACCATGTCGCAGCCCGGGTGGTACAACTTTACCTTGTCCAGCTCGAAGGTGCTGTCAAACGTCGCGATGTTTACGCCAGCGGCTTTGGCGAATAAGATGGCGTCCGGAGACTTGATAGTGTGAGCGAACAAAATACGGGAGGGAGACGCCCCGGTGTTCAAAACCTTGAGGATTTCTCCCTTAGAGGCACAATCAAAATTGGCTCCTTTTTTCTCTAGGTGCTTAAGGAGAATGGGGTCGTCGTTGCATTTGACTGCGTAAAAGGGCTGGACCCCTGGGAGCAAGCGATGCCATTCGTCGACAAGACGTTCTACGAATTTAGGGTCGCAAACGTAGAAAGGCTTTTCTTGCATCCTATCTAGGAGAATTTGACGAACAACGTCTTTCATAGTATATCAATGAAAGATTTTTTTTAAGTTATGCATCTCTAAGAGGCATAAGGGGGTTCTTTTTCTTGCCAGATTTGCTGTCAACAACAAAGAGGCCTCCGCGGGGGCCCTTGAACACCTTGAGGCCGTTTCTGTCTACCTTTCCGGTGAATGGGTACTTGCCTTTGTCAAGGCGGTTCTTCAGCTTGTTATGCAGATAGGGAACTCTTGCCCCGCTTGACGAAATGACGAATTTCCCACCCCTCTTTCCCGCGTAGATTATCCTTCCCTTGTCGTCCTTCTCGCCAGTGTTCATCCCGTCAAATTTGTGGCCAAATTGTCTATCGGGGGTCGAAAGATCGCTTCTCCCCGAGTTGTCTCTGGGCAACATGAGAGGGCTCAGCGCCTTCGGGACGATTTTCCTCGCGGGGGTCGAAAGACCGCTTGGTATATATTCGCTTCTCCCCGAGTTGTCTCTGGACAACATGAGAGGGCTCGGCGCCTTCGGGGCGATTTTCCTCGCGGGCTTTGCCTTCGGGGCGATTTTCCTCGCGGGCTTTGCCTTCGGGGCGATTTTCCTCGCGGGCTTCTTCTGGGTGCTCAGTGTGGGAGAAGGCGCGTTGAGACGGCCGTAATCATTGAGCAGACTCAACGCAGGAGAAGCAGACTTCCTTTTCCCGGCGGGAGTTTTACTTGTCAGGGCTTTTTCGATATAGTTCCAGTTGAAATTATCCCTACCGGGGGACTTCCCGAGGATGTCGGAAAGAGTGGGAGACCTCTTGTTGGGAGACGACCTCTTAGATGATTTAACAGAACCAAACATCTTTTCAAGATTGTTCAGGTTGGGCATATCTTCGTTACTATTTTTCATCTATAGTATAAAAGTAACAAATATTTTTTTGACGGTTCAGTAATTTTATTTGACGGTTCAGTAATTTTCGCTGTACAATTTTTCAAATGAGATGAAATCGTTCGAGAATGGTGCGAGTTCGGTCTCGTCTATGTGCATCACGCCTTTAACCCCGGAGTCGTCCTTGGGCTTTGACAGGCCGTTGAATGACGCGAATTTCTTGATCCACAGTCTCCCGTTGGGAGCGACTATTGCCACCAGAGCGAGTTTCACGGAGAACGCCTTCACTTGATCGTACACCACGAACGCGATGTCGTAATGGACATTCTTCAGGTTGTCAACGCCCTTTGCCGCGTATTCTACGGAAATGAAGTTGAGCACGGGAGCGTCGGGGCCCTTCACCCTAGCGAGCGCCTTTCTGGCGACGGCTTCGACCTCGGAGTCGGAATACGGAGCCGCCTCTGGGAAATTCGCCCCCTTGATAAGGGAAGAAGGGGCCTTCTTGTCAGTGAACCGGGACAACACGCGATCGAAAGACGTGGCAGTGTCAGGCACCGGGTCTGCGAACACGAACGACAGATTCAGAGGCTGTTGGGTGTAGCTCTGCATAGGATTGTCGGGGATAGGCTCCGCGAATTTTCCTACTACGACCCCGTTCTCGAACTTCTCTTTTTGCCTGTAATACATAAATGCCGCGGCAACAATCAGGATGAGCACCGAAAGTCCCAGGAACATTTGCATTTACCTTTGTAAATATTTTAAAAAAAAAATGTTTTTCATCACAAATGAACAAAAGCACCGGACTGGTAATCATCAGCAAAGAATGCCCGAACTGCATCCGCCTCCTCGATGTCCTTAAGCGCATTCCTGACCACGGCCTCCTCGTCGTAGAGTACCATGGCCTCACCCCTATGCAGCGCGTGGGCATCACCGCCGTCCCGACGCTCATCCAGAATAACGGGTCACGCATCGTGGGGACGCCCGTGTTCGAATACGTAAACGAAAAGTTCTACCAGCGGATGATCGTAGACGGCTTCGAAAGCAACGACAACGAACTCCTGTTTTCTAACGTCGGAGACCCGGCGGGAACCGGTGAGTGGGACACTGGCTATGCTACGCTATAAGACGGCAACTACTTGCTCCTGATCCATTGCGTAGCAATTATCTTTACACCGCCGTTCACCGGCATCCCTGCATGTAGCGTCTCCTTGTAGAGTTTCCGTGTCTTTGGGTCCGCACACCAGAAGAACACGGCATCCCCCTTCTTGGGCTTTACGACCTTGTTAATCGTGGGGAAATCCGTCTCGCCACCGGACGTGGGCTCTTTCAAGTACACAAGCATCGTGGCTATACGTTGGTTTATGGGACAACTCTCGTCGCAATCGTCACCGTCAAAGTGGTGCTTGTAGTATCCGTTTTTGTAGTATCTGGCAACCTGTATATCTTCGCAGTCATACGCGCTTTCTTCGAGGCCTTTCGTCTTCAAGAAATCCTTCGTCCGCTGCCGCAGGGCGTCCGCCACTGAGTGGTCCCCGTCGGACCACCACGTCTGCTCGCTCTTCCTAGATTTCAAGTCGAGGTACGCCGGGTCGTCGTCCTTGAACCCGGCAACCTCCGATGCGACAAACCCTTTCTTGACGGATGCCTGTATAAGAGCGTCGCATTCTGCATGGGACAACATGTTCGGGATGGTTATGACGTAATCGCCCTTTGGTGGCAGGCTACTTTCTAGAGTAAACGCCTCGTTCCTCGTCCAAAGGGACATAATAAGAACGACCACGAGGAGAATTAATAGCACAAGCTCGGAAGAAGAAATCATACTACATGTAGATATTTTTGTTATTGGCGAAATATGTGTATTCTCCAAACCACACTTCATTTTAGTGTTTTCTGTGTAAACAAGAGTTTTCAAAAAAAAAAAAAAAATAATGGTCCTACTAGATACCTCTAACGCTCTACATGACTACTAGCTACTACTAGATAGCTCTGTAAAAATTTTTCTAAAATTATGTTTTTCAGCATTAGAATGAAGTTCTATAAGTGCCCTTTGTATACGTGCTCGTGTGGTTATGATACAATGAACAGAAGCAACGCAAAGAAACATGAAAACACCACTGGTGATCATTCAATATCAGTAGAAACCATAGAGTTCGTGAGACGCACGGATTATGAAGCAAAACCTGTCACAAACATCGGTCAGAAGGCGGATACCATCCATAATGACAATTCTACGAACATGACTGACAATTCTATTACCATTAACCTTGTGGTCCCAGAGCAGAGCATCGTTGGTAGCATTCAAGATGCCATCCAGAGCGAAGAGTGCATCCGCGAGATACGTGGTGCCGACCCACAACAGATACCTGCCATTTTGTTCAAGTATACTCGCGGCACGATGTCTGGAAAACCCCTCATCAAATACGACCCGAAGAAGAACGTCGTGGAAAGTAAAGACCCCGTCACCGGGGAGGGGGTGAAGCAGAAACTATCAAAATTTAGAAACGATTACCTCGCGAAGCAGACCGACATTTACGACGAAACGTTTCACATCCCGTATCTCCCCCGGCCAGTGAAACGCGATATGCTCGCGATGACTACCCCGCAGTTTTCTACCGGTGTTAAGAAAGACAATCCTGTGTCTCCTGCCGAGGTCATCAAGATATGTGCTACTGGTGACCACCGGATGTATAAACTCCCTCATGATACGAAACGTTTTTACACTGATGTTGCCGAAAATGTTGACACCGAAATAAAGTCGTGTTCGTGATTATTTTTACGTCCGCTAGTCTATCCGTTCCATTTCTATGCGACCTCCGACCGAGGAGTATACTATGGTCTTGACGCCGTGCTGCTTCAGCGCCGACATACACATTGTGCACGGCCTCGAGTTCCCGAGATATCCGGTCTTGGAGACGCGCACGATGACCGCCTTTAGATTATCGTATACGTCAGTATTTAGCTTCCACAACGCGTCCATCTCGGCGTGCACGGAGTACGTTCCGATGTTCTTTCTCCCGTGATTGAATCCGCTGGACACCATCTTTTTTCCGGACATTATGACACACCCGTGGCGGAAAGGCTGGTCCGCCTGCTCCGCGCATGTGATCGCCTCGTCAATCGCCTCGTTCAGCCTCATGGGGATCTGTGTCCCTATTTTTTTTAAGTTTGACGCGTGTGCGGGGCTATATGTAGACTTTTCAGAGCCCGGGGTAAAATGACAAAATGCTAATTTTTGTTGTTGCGTTTGTTTCCGAAATCTTTCTTAACGTGTTTTTGAAGCACGATGGCGTTGGCAAGCATTATCTTCAGGTCCGTTATGCAATCTTCGTCTTTGGTCTCGGCAATCTTCATGCGGATGGACGCGATGAGAGCGTCAACACCGTCAACATAGTTCTTTACCTTGGCGTCCGACAGAGGAGTGTTTCTCGACTTCATGAGGACCATGAAACCGAGCTTTTCGAACATTGCTTTGTTCCAGTCAGTAAGACCTTGGAAAGTCGCGGGGTAGGCGTTCGCCATTGCGATTATGGTTGTTAAATATTTTTTTACTGCTTCATAGAGTGTTATACTCTTTTATGCTTGTCAATATATTTGTTTGTCATTTTGATATTTAATTCATCTTCCATCGGGTATTGCATTCGTGACACCGTGCGTAAGTTGTAATACCCTCGTCGGCACTTCTTGTCTGGAGCTGATAATAGGACGTCTTCTTGGACCCGCACTTCCTGCACTGGAGCATACCATCCGGCATGTCCTTGGGGTCTAAGCACGAGGCGTCCGAGAAGCGAAGGGCTCGTTTTGCCGCCAGTTCGAACGCCTTTTCCCATTTATCTGGGCAGATTTCGTGCGGCTTTGCGTTCACGAACTGTTTGATTGACGCTTGCCCCGCTTTCATTTTTTCTAGGATATCCGGGCGCTGTCTGATGTTATATCGCACGCTCAGGATTTTTTGCGTATACGCATTCCTGAATGAAAAGTTGTCCCAGTCTAGTTGTATGTCCCGCTTCTTGCAAAACTCGACCGAGTGGTTCCACGAGGCCTTTTCTAGAAACGTGGCAACCTGTTCGTCCTCTACCGCGGCAGTCAGCATTTTCCGTGCCTTCATGCGGATTTCATCCGGGAGCGAAACCGGCTTATAAATTTGTTTGGAAGCCATTCTGGGTTGCATATCCATTGGTTGTATACGATAGTGAAACGTCGATATAAAATAATATCGACGTTTTTCCTCCGATATATTATGTTGGTTATTATATATGTCAACAATATGACCAAATTGCCGACGAGTGGTTCTGAGGAGCTGTTTACAGATTTTGTGTATGGTTCGGGGATTGGAAAGCAGTCTAACAACTGTTATTCGTTCGCTATCGATTGGTTTGGCAGAAACAAGCGCAAGCTGCAACCGGGCGAGATTTCGAAAACTCTCAAGAAAGACGATGACCTCACCGACCCCAAGATCCTCAAGGAGCGCGTGCTGGCAGATCTTGCCACGAAGAAAGACGGCGGCTACCTTGCGAAGCCGTGTGTGAAATGCAAAGAGGGCTACTACAAGGTGATGGCATTCGTTTCCAAGGGACGCGACTATCACTGGTATCGACAGATGGGCGATATGATTACCGATACCAATGGCAAGAACGTGAACACGCTCGCAAAGAACATGAACGTCAACAAGAGTACTATAAACCTCCCCCAGAACTCTAACAAAGTACTCGTTCAAAACAGCGGTCTCTGGGCACACAAACGGGGGCTCGCGGAACTGACGGTAAAGGACGCGTCTGGAAAGTATATCACTGACCCGAGGAAAGCAAATAGAGATTACGATAGTCTTAATTACACGACGTATGTTGCGAGTTTCTGTATAAATGCTGGTTTCGGAAAGGGTAGTCCTGTGTCATGCAACGGAAAAAAGACGGCGTGATCAGGGCGGACGAAGTCGTCACAGAACTCTGATATTTTGGTTAGAGTAATCCGTTACATTGCTTTCTTTATTATCTTATTATTGATAGACATGTATATTAAATAATATTTTTTATTATCACTTCGTTCGTTTTAGAACCAGGGTTCTTCGAGTTAATAGCGCGCGGGCATGACACGATACGGACATCGTATACGTCTTCAGAAAAAGAGTCTAGGACCAGTGGTGTATTAGAATTACTCATAGAAAACCGGGGGAGCGTCTTTATTAGATAGAACAAAGATCCATGGTCGAGGAAATTTTGCGAATTGTATTTAGTGAACGATGTGGTCGTTTCAGGAACGTACGGTGGATCTAAATATACGAAATCTTGTTCTTTAACGTCTGCGAGAAACTCGTCATACGATGTCGAAGAAAACACGACGTTTTTAATAGAGCGTGAACACTTTCTTATATATTCTTCATCAAATATTGTTGGATTTTTGTAGTGGCCAAACGGAACATTCATACCCCTAGGTCCTTCTCTATACAGCCCCCTAAACCCGGTTTTGTTGAGGTAAATAAACAGCGCGGACGTCTTCACAGACAAAACCCCACGCTGTTTCAACTCGTTAAATATGGTTCTATTTTCATAGTACGATTCTTCGTCGTTTTTCAATTTCCGGAGTTCTTCTATCAAGTCGCCAACATTGTCTCTAACATCTATAAAAGTCCGAATAAGAACTTTATTTATATCATTGACACAAATTTTTTTCACTGCGATATCACTTTCTAATAGCGCAAACATCACAGATCCCCCTCCTAGGAATGGCTCATAATACGTATCAATGTCGTTAGGAAACGTATCTAGGACTTCCTTTATTATTTTTTGTTTTCCGCCAACCCATTTCAAGAATGGTTTCATTTTAATGTCTACATCTTAATTTATGTTTATTTATGTTTGTGACGATATACACAGCACAGTGTTGGCATACAAACCGTTCCTATAAAACATTTTCTAACGGACCGATTAAAATAAATACATCTTTTATTAAAAATGTGTTTTTTAAAATACATTTTTAAAAAAAGCACCATAAAAGTGTACGAGGAAATGACATTCTCCGAGTTTTACGACAAATATTCGCAATTACTGATGCCGCGCGTATCCAAGAATAGATTTCTGCGAAGCAACCGGTACCGCCGGCTGTTTTCTAATGGCACCATCCGTTGCGGAGCTTCCGTGGTCATACCCGACGAGATTGTCATTTGACCCGGGGGCTTGATAACCATAAATATTGTATTCTGTGTCTCGTGGCGTATTCGCAATGAACTCTGTGCGCGATTTTGTCAACGAGTTCTTGGAAAATGAGGCATTCTGGTTCTCCCAGAGTGATGAAACAGATGATATGCTCAGGCGGCACGAGAACGCGCTAAACTTTTCACTCGAGGACCGGCGGAACCTCAGCAACGCGGACATTGCCAATCTGGTAATTACGTTTGACCAGCTGCCTCGACACGTGTTTAGACACACGCAAAGCAACCACGTCATTGAATACTTCCTCCACCTGGCACTCTCGTTCTTCGACCGATTGAACGTAGAGAAGATCCGCGACGACGTTGTGTTCTGCTTTGTTCACCTGCCCCTTCGGCACACCAAGGACCCTGTATGGATTCGGCACGCCGCGAAGGCGGTGTGGAGTCGCGCGACGCCGGGGTGTCACGAATTCGTCCATCGTTTCCTGAAAGCGTCATACGAGCGCTGTCCGACGGGCGACCAGAGTCCGTTTATCCATACCGTGTGCAACGACGTCATCTTCGATGCGGAGAAACACGCCCGGACGACTTTTTTTACCCCCGACGACTACGCGTTGCGAGTAGACAGGAACAACCACATAGTAAAGGAAGTGGAGACTGCCCTGAAAAGAGTCTCCCCCCGCGAGATTACGATGTCTATTTCCGGGGGCGTAGACTCGATGACGCTCTTCCACATCCTCTCCGGGCTCCGCGGTATTTACGGTTTCGAACTCCGCGTCGCGATGGTTAACTACACGAACAGGAAGTGCGCGTACGACGAGGAAGCCTTTGTTGCCGATTGGGTAAACTGGAGCGGGCACGCCATCCACGTCCGCCGCATTGACGAGATAAACCGTCAACCGTGCGTAGACGCAGGTATGCGCACGACCTACGAGAGCTACACGCGCAACGTTCGGTACGGAACGTACAAGACGATTTCTCGTAACGCGCACGTGGCAATGGGTCACAACAAGGACGACGTGTTGGAAAACATCTTCCAAAACATTGCCACGGAGACAAAGTACTACAACCTTTCGGGGATGGACACCGTGGTGGAGCAAGACGGCATCAAGTTCTTCCGACCGCTTCTTGGTATCACGAAAGACGAAATTATTGAATACGCACGCAGCCACAATATCCCTTTCCTTCCTAACTCGACCCCGCCTCACTTTATGCGCGGTCAGATTCGGAACACGATTGTTCCCACGATGAACGCGTGGAATGACCGGTTCATTCCGGGTCTGTTCAAGCTCAAGGACTCTATGTCTGAACTGAGCGGCGCGATGGACGTTCTTTCTGACAGCTTCGTTCAGTCGTTCGAAGGGGGGAGCGCGCTGGTGGACGTGCGCTACACTGGCATGAGAACAATGTTCTGGCGTTCCGCACTGAAGAAGATGTTCCCTGGCGAGACATTTCGTTCGCGGATGTTTGTTTCGTTCATGGAATCGCTTGCCGCGTTTGACACGGAGATGAATTTCGTATTGAACAAAAACGTCATGGTAAAAATGACGAAAAAGAAAGATGGTATTTTTGTAAAATTTGTAAATTAATGTTGACAAGACGCCATGGCATTTTCTAAAAAAAAAATAGTTGCTTACTTTAACAATGCCACAATACCCATTCGAGAAAGCCGTGAGAGGAGCAACGAATAATGAGTACGAGAGGCGCCGCGCGAAGACAGAAGGAAAATCCGGAATTGGCAGGACCCGCGAGAGGCTAAATTGGCAGAAACGCCACATGAAACACGCTGGCGATGTGCACAAAGGGGCCCTCGCCTCCGCGAACAAGTACGGAAAGGAGTCGCGCGATGCCGAGGCTGCCGTGGCTATGATACGCGCCCGCGTCAACAAGGCAAGCCCCGCTCAGAAAGAGGCGATGAAAAAGTCCCTGGAAAACGCGATGAAGAAAGCCAAGGTTGCGGCTAACACCCACAGGCTGTGGAAAAAGCGCGTGCAGAAAGCCGAGAGCGAGATGCAAAAGCTCCGCCAGAGCATTGCTAAAAATACTGCGAAGCTAAATGCCAAGCTTGCCGCTAGACCGGCAAAAGCGGCTACCCATGTAAACACCGGGCGTAAAAACAGCAAGGGACGCGTCATCCACAAATCCCAGTCCGGCGCTCTGTTTGTGATCGTTGATGGCAAAAAGCGTTACCTGAAGAAGTAATTACGAAGTAAAAGAGAGTATTTTTCGTTCGCGTGTGGTCACTCAAACGAAAAGTGCGTCTTGTCGGAGCTGACATTTACACTATGGTTGTAAGAATCTTTTCTAGAGGCATTCCATAACGACATTTCAGGTTGGCAACGAGTTTTGGTGTTATTTCCACTAGACGCCCGTTTACCCACATGGTGTTACACCCCACGTTATTTGGCTTCTTGCATCTCAACCCTACTTTCGATCCCGTCCCCCAATAAGGGTATTTTTTGACGAACGCGGGATCCTCTGCGATTTCATTGTAGTACAGCTTCATAAAATCGTTTTTAAACGGGTAGTTTGCAAAGTTTTCGCTTTTCAGGTAAACAATGCCGGCTATGATGAGTAGTATTGCAATGGCAATAAACGCTGCAAACATGTGCTGCATTTTATGTACTCAAATATTTTTATCTGTTTTCGCAGTTACAAGTCGTATTTTATGCTTTGTTCACGGCATTCAGAACGTCGGCCAGGGTAATGTTTTCCTGGATGTTTACGAGGGTCCGCTGATACGTGAGAATGTCGTTCGCCTCCGTCTTGTCAGTGCGCATCTGGATGGGGGACCACGCGCCGTCCCCATTGTGGGAACACTCGAC